GGGGTGTCGAGCTAACTCGATGAGGGTGGGAATCATCATACCTTTGAGGTACTGATGATCCGAGAGATCTGCGTTCATCATTCGAACATGGAGTGGTTTCAAAATAGAATCCAACTCCAGCGGACAATCGTACAGTCTCCGACGTGGAACCCAACGCCACCTCCTTTTACAGAAGACGACGTTCTTTCCATCCTCTAGGAAAGGTTTTTCCGCAGAAATTTCTCCCTTATCACCTAGAGTGTACGGCATGTTGTGAGCCGTACAGAACACTTCCATGGAATGCATATTGAACCACGGGACATAAGATTTGCCCGCGGAATCATCGCCCATGTACATCATGCGTACAACCTGATCGAACTGAGGCACCTTGTCGAAATGCAACGTATCGGCTGTGTGGTAATACGCACACATGTAAATCAACTTATTCATGATTCCATTGGCCTCGATGGTGACACCGTGACCTGATGTGTTCCAACCACTTATTCCTACGAAAACGCCAGCGATACTAATGTGTTTCACGGCTAAATCCTCGAAATAAGTTTGGATGGCACGTACATGCCAACCTTCTGCGCCAAAGCTTAGAGCGAACTGAGCGAAGATAGATCCGACCGCACGGATGAGCTGAGCGCTCATGCGAACATCGTACTTGCTATAATCACCTTCAATGATGTTTTCAAAATCATCAAGGAAGTAATCCTTCAGCTCGGTCCAATCTCCTGTGATAGTGTTGGTTCCTTGTACCATTCCGAAAACAAACGGATGGAGTAGGAACGCTTTCACTAATTCGGCTAGAAGCATCCTGCCTACTACCAGGAATTCCATGGGACAAACCATGAATTGCCGGACAATCTTCTTCTTTCCAGCATATTCCTCCTTCATGACAGGCTCGTCCTTACAGGCAGCCCTTACAATAGGAGAGCATTGCCTTCCTTGAACGTAGTTATCCATCATGTACTCAACGCGATCTTTCAAAAGCGTAGTTGGGTGTATGGTATGTCCCCCTTCACTGTCGACATCAATTTGCACATACTTTTCCTTCTTACCAGGTAAATACACGCCTGCGGCTGTCTTCAGCTTCATGGGTTTTGAGAATTTATCACCCTTAATCCCGTTCAACGCGACACTAATGTCGCGGTATAAAGGACCAGGTGTGTAATTCCTCATACCGTGAATACCCGTTGCAATGTATTCCTTCACCACCCTCCTCA